CAGCCATTGAAATGATTTCCCATTCAGCAACTAAGCTTTTCTTAACTGATTTCATGCTGCACCTCGTAATGCAAAAGGTACTGGCTTGCCTTCTGCTCTTAAGCTCTCGATGTACTGTTCTTTTTGATCAAATGGGTCTGCCCAATATTCTGAGTCTGGCTTCAATTCCCATTCTTGAACTTCCTTGATTTCCTCAGCCATTTTGTTGACTGGCGCTTGGATCTTTAGTTTTTCGCGTAACTCCGCAATTGCTTTCTGTGCAATCGTTTTGTATCGCTCGTTATCTGCTTGCTGCTCTTCCTTGGTTTGCTTGTGCTCAAGTTGAAGCTGTGTTTCTTGAGTAGAAAGGAACCCTGCCACTTCGGCTTGTTTGATAGCTGTAATGCGTTGGTCTGGATCTACACCTAAGCTCACGTTGTAAACTGGTTTTAAGCCTTGATCTTTTGCCTCTGTCACTAAGCGCTCGTAGATAGACACAAAGATCTTCTTAGCTTCTGCCAATTGGAACTTGTCACCAGTAGCAACCAAGTCAGCACACTTCTCGAATGCTTTAGCTGCTTGCTCAGTCCACACCACAGTCATTTCACGACCTGTACCGTACTCAATTGAGTTCTTAGCAATTGCCCAAGCTTCATGAGCATCTAACCAATCTGATGCTTTAGGCTCACACCATGAGCGAAACTCTGGCACTGTTGGACAGAATGTTGATTTCATCATGCGATTCACACCGCGTTTGAAATCTTCAGTGGTTAAGCCTTGATAGCATTCAACCATTGCTGCTGCGATTTCTTGAGCATCAATCTCACCCCATTGATCTGCATACTTTTTCCCATAGAACGCTTTCATTTTATTGAGCAGACGAGCTGCATCTTGCAAAGTGAATTGATTCATTACTTGACCTCCAACAAGGTTTGGTCTGGGAATACATCAACCAGCTCGTTATTCGCTCCAATACCAAACTGAGCAAAGAAATCATCATGTTTCTTCATGGTTTGAGCTTGTTGGCTTGCTTTAGATTGGTATGTACTAGCTGACTGCTTTGGCGCGAATAAGCCTTGGTAGTTACCAGTGATTGAAGTTTTGAGAGATTGATTTGAACCTTCATAACCCCACTGAAGAAAATCTTTGTAGATTGTGTTAAGAGCGTTCTTGGTTAATTTAGATTTAGCTTGTTGAGAGCGATTAGCTACGTATTGTTCCCATAGCTCTAAATCACAAAGATTTGCAAAAGTGTTTTTAGTGAGCTTGATAACTTCATCAAAACTAAGTTTGCGTACTTTATCTTTACGCTCTTTTTCAGCTTTCGCCTTTTGTTCAGCTTCTAATTTTTGTTGTTCAAGAATGATCTGTTTTTGAGTTTCTTGATAAACATAAAAACTAGCTTCAAGTGGTTTGTTTGAGCGAAGCGAGTTAAATAAATTATCTATAATTAAATATCTATAAATAATATCTATTGTGTCTTTAGTTTCTAAAGTACCTTGCGCTTTAGTTTCTAAAGTGGTGCTATTTAGTTTCTGAAGTGCTTTAGTTTCTAAAGTGCTTTTATTACTAAAGTGCTCAACAAGCGAAATCTCATTTAATTTGTACTTGTTTCCTAGCTTTGGATTGGTTGCAACAATAGAGATAACACCGTACTCAATTAACTGCTTTAATCCTGCACGAACTGTAGCTGTGCTTAATTTACGCACATGCTCCTCAAGGCCTTCAATTTTTCTACCTTGCAACTGTGAGTAGCTAACAAAGTCAGATTCCTTGTTAAACCCGCTAATATATTCCTCTAGCTCGGCATAAACGTTACGAGCAGCATCACCAAGAAATGGCTTAACTTCATTCCGATAAAGCCGACTAGACATAACGTAGCCTTTGTCGAATTTCTCAGACATGGCTTGTCGCTCTTTTTTCTTAGCAGTAGATGGGTGCAACGTAATAACGTTGTCCTCCTCCTGCTTATGTGCTAAATTTGTTTTCATTCATTGCTCCTGTAATGAATAACTGGACCGCTAACCTGTTCGCGCAGGAAGCGGTTTTTTAATATCCAAGCTCTGATAAACGCTTAGATAAATCTGTATGTTGGTAATCGTTGATGTCAGAAGCTCTAGCCATAGAAAGACGAGCTAAAAAGAAAATAGACTCAACAAATTGACGGTCATAGCATTCGTAATTTTCTGGAATAACTTTTAATCCAAGCGCATCCAATAATGCACAAGCGTTCTCAATCTCACTCAAGCCATTGGATTTCTTATCATTTTTCATTCTTGATAAGGTGCTCGCATCTACTCCGAGTCTGTCCGCAATTTCGCCATTATTTTTTGATGCAAGAGCCTGCATTACTAAAGCTCTTGTATTTCTGGCTCTTGCAGATAAGTCATTAGATAATTTGCTCATGGTGATTCCTATGCAGCGTTATGACTTTGAATATTTGGGTTTAAAAAAATGTGTGGGTACTGCAATTTGATCTTTGCGGGTATTCCACGCTTCATCCAGTTCTGGACACGTTGCTTATCTTTGAAGCCAAGCAGCTCTGCCACTTTTGTAGAGCCACCAAGCTTCAAGAGAATTTCTTTGTCAGCTTCAATTGACATGGTCGCCTCAAGTAAACATATGTTTAGTACATAGTAAACATCATGTTTCCTATTGTCAAATCATTTGTTTAACACAAAGTGTTTACTTTTTTGGATAATGTGTTTAATGGAAACCCTGGATACTGTGATGAAACAAGAGAAGCCTACTCACCCATCGGTGGAACGACTTTTACAAGCAAGTGGCATGTCACAAGAAGAGACCGCTAAAGCTATTGATGAATTTCCTCAGACCATCACGAATTGGAAGAAACGTGGGGTTTCTAAAGCAGGTGCTTTAAAAGCTGCCGCTAGATTTGGCGTTGCAGCAAACTGGATTCTTACTGGGGAAGGTAAAAAAGAAGAAAGCAATATCACTAAAGTAGTAGAGTGGGATTCAGACACACCAGTAGATAATGACGAAGTAGAAATACCTTTTTATAAAGAAGTTTTAGTATCGTGCGGTTCGGGGTCTTTAGCTGAAATGGTCGGCAATGAAACAAGAAAATTAAGACTAAGCAAAGCGACTTTAAGGCAATACGGGGTAGAAGCGTCAAATGCATATGCACTTACTGCATTTGGTAATTCAATGTCACCAGTAATCAATAATGGCGCAACTGTTTATGTGGATGTGGGCAGAACCAATATCATTGACGGCAAAATTTATGCTATCAATCATGGGGGTTTATTTAAGTTTAAGTATTTGTATAGATTGCCGAAAGGAGGCGTAAAGATAGTTAGCGAAAACAAGGAAGAGTACCCTGACGAGTATCTTACAGCCGAAGAAATCATGGATCAGGAATTTTGTGTAGTTGCTTACGCGTTTAACGTACAAAACTCACTTCCATAAACAAATAAACATAGTGTTTCAAATGGGCCGCTTAATGCGGTCTTTTTTTATGTCTATGTTTAGAAACAAGAAAACAAAATAATAAACATTTGTTTGCTTTTCTTCTTGACTACAGTAAACACCACGTTTACTATTATCTCACCAGATAACAAAAAAGTCCCTGACATCTGACCGACGGGACTTTTACTCAATGAGTGAGAAGATTATGAATCAAAAATCACAAACTAGTCAAATTCTATATCGTGAGCCGACTAAGGCTGAGCAATCTACATCTATATATGCCCAGCACATTGCAGATATTAAAGATTGGGCGCTCCTGGTGCTTTTGTTCTCTCCTTTCCTAATGGGCGCCATTTTAGGTGGCTTATTAGCTGCGAAGTATTGGGGGTAACTCTCATGGATAACTACAAAATCAAAGTTAAAGATGAAGCTGAGAGCAAAGAGGCTCAGGAGTTGTTTTTTGAGTTGGGCTACAAAAAAGAATGTTTTGTTCCTGCTGGTTATCCAAGATGGATTGCAACAACAGATAGTGGAGAGGATTACTGGTACAGCACAGGATTTGATTCAGTTTCACTATTAGAAGGATTTAAAGAACTCACCCTTCCCCAACTCCGTGACCTTGTTGCACAAAGCAAGTTAAAAGCCCAAGGCTTGATTAGCGGGGCTGAGGCAATGATTGCTGCACTTGACGACCAAGAAGTTGAATACAGATGGGTGGATGGTAGCTGCAATTGGCGTCCTTTTAATGATGAGGACTGGTCAGTAGAAGACTTAAAGTCTGGAACATATAGCTTCCGCCTCAAACCGCAAACCATCAAGCTTGAGTTGGAGCTGCCGAAGCCTTTTGAGCCAGAAGAAGATTGTCATGTTTACATCTTAGATGATGGAAAAACAGATGGATACCGTCGTTATTTCTATGAAGTTCATGGCGATAAAGGAAATGAATTTATTGGTATTTGGAAAACTGAGGACGAGATCAAGCAAGTTGTAGAGCAACTCAGAAAGATACGAGGTACTAACTCATGAATATGTTCGCTAAACCTGAGTTGCTCTGCCCTAGCTTTCCTTACTTGGATTTGTCTAGTGACATTCAAGTAGAAGGCGAAACGGTTTATTTCGACCTTACTTGGGGTTGCAATGTCCTTAATTGCCAGATCAAAGCTGAATCATCTTTTGATACTCGTGAAGTAAATGACCAGTTCAGTGAATGTGCTCGTGATCAGCAATATGAAGTGCTTTCAGTAGACACAAGAACTCATGCAGTAGTCGTAGATAAAGACGGCATAGAGTCACCTACAGGACTACGTTTCAAGCTCACAGAAGCACAAGTAAACAGCTTAAACGAGCAGCTTAAATACTACGCCGAAGAGTTGGCTGATGAAGAGTTGAGAGGTGGGTGATGGAGACTAAATACGATTGGTCGGATGCACCCGAAGAAGTTCAATTCATTGCGCAAGATTCAAATGGTGACATTTTTGGATTTGATGTTCCGCCTGTGCCAATGACTTACGGGAAGTGGCTTCCAGCAAATGAGTACCTTCACTTCTTTGGCAATAAACCACGAAAAACAATTTCAGATT